TTTTTAAACCTTTAATTACATCTTTAACTTTAGGTTCATCTTTCTTATCTAAATCTTCTTTAAAATTTTTATATTTCTTTTCCATTATTATCCTGCCTACGTAATCTAATCTACTTTCATCCATTTTTTGAACATTTTTATTTACCGTAATCTTTATGTAATCTTCTTCTTTTTCAATCTCTATATCATCTTTATTTAATTTGACACCTTTTTTTGTTAGATAATCTCTAATTGTTTTCATATCTTTTTCGGCTTCTCTCTCTTTTGAAGAATCATATTCCTTGGACATTTTAAGTTCTTCACCGTCAAAGTCAACATCAACAAAACCGTTTCCAGTTATCTTGTCTGCTAAATTTTTTTGTATTGTTTCTCCAGAAGGAAGTTTTGTTGTTTTTGGAGGTTTAACCTTTTTTAGATTAAGTTTTTTTACTAATGATTGTATAGATTCTATTGAGCTATTTACTTTATAAGATTTAGTATAACCATCGTGGTCAGCATTTTCATCTGTACAAAATTCTATTTCACCTTGTATTTCTGATATAATATCTTTTACTTCTTCAACATTTGTACCAGATAAGTTATCATCCAAGTTATCACTTATCTCATCAAGTTGTGATGAAACTTTTTCTAAAGATTGTATAGTTTCTATAACTTCAGGTCTAAAACCTTTAGAAGGATTTGACATACCTGAACCAGGATTACCCTCTGTTTTATCAGAGTCTACCATTTTTTGTACAATTTTCATTGTATTTGCTAAATCTTGCCTAAAGGTTTTTAAATTTTCACTATGAAGACTCTCAATACCTGGTGATACACCCCAATTATCATCAGCACTAGCGCTATTACTAAACATATCAATAGCTTCATCTGCCTTTTTAGCAAACTCTAATGCCTTAACTGGTTTACCAGCATATTTTGCTATCATATCTTGGTAGTCTGCTTGTGCTTTTTCTGGTTCCATTTCAGCAACATAACTACCTACACTTTCAATGTCATCTGCAAGGTCAGGAAGTCCCATTTCATTTGCTTTATCCATAGCAGCCTGAAAAGAAAACTCATCATCAAAGTCTAACTCAATAGTATCTCCGTCTTTTGTTTCTAGTTTACCGTCTTCAAGGTCTTTTAAAAAGTTCCTAGATTTAATTTTTGTATCGGACTCTTTATCTCCACCTGTATCTTTTTTAGGTTCGTCAGGTTTTTTGGCAGGTTTGTCATCTGTTGGTTCATCATTTTTACCTACTTTTACTAGATTATCACCTGAAGTTTTGTGAGTTACCTTACCATCTTTACCATAACGACCAAACTTCATATAGTTCAGACCCATTGCTTTTGCTTTGTCAGAGGCTTTTGATTCTTCTAAATCTTTTTTATCACTTGCAAGGTCACTTGCAAGGTCTTTAATCTTACCTGATTCTTCTTTTTTCTTTTGTGCTTCAGCTTCTTTTTCCATCTTTTGCTTTAGATGTTTATAAGCAATACCAACTTGTAATAATGGTTCTCCTGTTTCAGGATTAACCATCTTATCTTGCGCTGTTCTAGCTCTTTGTGCTTGTTTCTGTGCGTCTGTTTGTGCTTTTTGTTTTACAGCAACCGTTTGCTCTCTACTTTTTTCTAATTCTTTTTTAAGTTTTTCTATTTCTGAAGATTGGTCTTCTTGTTCTTTTACTTCAACAGGCACATCATTATCAGGCGCTACATCACCTTTTTTCTTATCCATCTTTTTAGCCGCCTCTGCCCATTGTTCAACGTTCTCTTTAATTTTTTCTCTAGGTGGTTTTATATCTTGAGCGTCTTGAGCAGAGTCGCCATCTGACTCTCCTAAAATTGCCTTTACGGTTTTTACTGGTAGTTTTAATTCTTTTGCAATCTCAGCTGCTGTCGCACCTTGTTTTCTCATTAAATCAATCTCTGACATTCTGCCTTCAGCAATAACACCTTCAGCAATATCTGATAAGTGTTTTATACCTGCGTCTTTGATAGCTCCTTGAGTCACCGGATCCATATTCTTAATCATTTTAATTACAGCGGGGGTTACATCTTTTTTAGTTTTGAATTGCCATATTCTTTTGATGTTTTGAATCTGTCTTGGATTCATTTTAGGTTCTAGGTAACCAGCTTCGCTGATTTTTTCAACCTCTGCCATTGCCTCTGACATTGTTTTTCTATATCTACTCATTAGTTATTTACCTTTGCTCCCGCTCTCCATTGGTAACAAGACCAATATCTCGCTTTAGTTTTTGGTCCAGGATTATCGCAATTGTGCCTTGCTCTGAAAGATTTACGTCTTTCCGGGTCGTCTCTTTTGATACTTAATCCTGTTGTATCTCCAAACGATACTTTTTTGATTTTATCTCCGTCTCTTACATAGACGTAAAACTTCTTACTACCACCACGTATTGGGTCATTAAGTTTGACCTTTTTACCTTGGTACATTGCCTCTTCAATGCCTTCTAATTCGTGTTCATAGATTACATCTTCACAGGCCTTGTCAATATTATCATATTGTTTAAATGTTCTAACTTTTTTAGTCATTAAATTTTCTCTATCATTTTAGCAACCGCCTCTTTTAGCTTCGCTTCCCATTGCTCTTTGTATCGTTCCCTATATTTATTCATTGTGGACTCTGTAGCCGCCCATTCTTTTATATCTTTTTCACTAGGTTTTTCTCGTTCTCTATCCAAGAAACCCTTAACTCTCTTGACATTAGGGTTATCACCACTACCTGGTTTTGATGGTTTGTAAGTAGGGTTTTCAAAACCTGGATAATTTGGTTCGTTTGGTGTTATGGTTGACGTGTGTTTATAGTAGTCGTTACCAATGTCTGTACTTTCAACTTTTGTTTTGAGTTCGTTATATAACTCGCCAAACATCTTCTTAAATTTCTTCGTGTGCTTACTAGGTTTTGTCTTTGCTGTCTTATCTCCAGGTGCTGGTTTGTTGTCATTTTTAGTTGTGTCTCTGCCTTTAAAATGGCCAGCTCTTTTATCTTTAACATCTTTTTTTAGTCCACTATAATACTTTTTAGGTTGTGTGCCTTTTTTATCTTTCACATCTTTATCTTGAGCAAGTCTATCAGTATGTGCTTTAGAAGCCTCTGATACTGCCTCAAATCCATAATCAACGTCTAGGTTATATTCCCTCACGTCTACCTCTCTATCTGCCGATACAGGTACACAATCCCATATCCAAGCTTTGTGTAAATTATTATTATTATCTTCTAGTACAATATAGTTTGTACCTTTTCTTTTTACGATACCTTGTATATCTTCTTTGATATAATCAACTTTGTCACCAATATTAAATATCATTTCTCTAATATATAAATCTCTTATTTGTTGGTGTTCAAAGTTCTTAAATGGTACTACGTCTCTTGCCTCTCCTGTGTATTGAGCGGCTAAGTTCATACCTTGTCTTACTGCTTTCATTATAGCATTTGCGTCAACACCTCTTGGTAGTCCTCTTCTAAAACTAGCAATATCATTTGTTGAGGCAGCTGCTCTCATTTTACTTGCTGACATACCTGATACATTATCGGCATCCGGGTCTCTTTCGCCAGCAGATACAACACTAATATTATCAAAGTTATAATAACCGTGTCTTGATTTTATATCATTATACTTTTTAATTATTGTATCAAATTCTCTTACTCTATCACTACCTACGACCATTGTTATATCACTATAACCTTTTTGATAAAGTTTAGTACATATATCTAATATCATATTTGTAGTGTTTATTTCTATATTTCTTGCGTGTCTAGGAAACATTCTTTTCATTATGCCTAGTTTTTGTCTAGGTGATAATGGATTCTTTTTAGGGTCCTGACTTCTACTTAAATATATTTTGTAATCATCTGCCCTTACACTCGCAACTTTATTAATTAATTTTTCGTGACCAGTTGTAGGTGGATTAAATCTACCAAAACTAAATGCAAGTGATTTACCTCTTGCCTCTTTTAAACTATCTATCTCTGCGTCTGTAACCACGCCATCATCTAATATCTCTTTACATTTTTTATAGAAAGTTATGTAGTGATATTTTTCTAATAGTTTATAGATAACATTAGAAGGCATATTGTTTGCAACACCAAACTTTTTAATTTGTTCTGGTGTCATATCTTTTAAAAATACTTCTTTTCTTTTATCAGATAAGTCATCACCAATATCTTTTATCTGCTTAATACTATCTTCTATTTCTTCTAACTTATCTTTAATTTTTTCTTGTAAATCTAATACATCATTAACACTCAAACCTTTTAATTCGTCATAATCTATAATGTCTCTTTTTAATTCACCTTTAACAATATCTATCTCTTGTATTTTTTTGTTAAAGTCTTCTATGTATAAATCAATATTAAATTTAGGGATATTAGGTACTCTTGTAAATGTATTACTTAATATATCAAAATGGCCATCTGCTTTTGCTAAATGGTCATCACTAATTTGTTTATCAACTTGTAAATAGTAATTGATAGGGTGTGTAGTTCCAGGAATATTTTTACCATTTACTTGACCCATTAATTTACCTACTAAATCTTTTCTTACTTTTTCTATATCCTCTTCACCAACTGCGTTTGGTTTTATTAAAATATCTACATCTAAATCTGCGTCATTTCTATATGTCTTTGTTAATACAGAACCAATAATTGTAAGTCTTTCAACACTACCATATTTTTCTATATGTTTTTCCATATCACTTTTTATAATGTCTATGATACTTTGTTTCAATCTAGGATTATCTGTATCTGCATTATCAAATATACCTGGCGCATATGTACGTCTTGGTATATCAATGATACTTTCTTTAAATGTTTTTTTCATATTGATATTAGGATAAATCTCTTTTGCTAGTTTTACACTTGCGTTATGGTCTGATTTATAATGCCAACCTGCATATACTCTACCCATACCACACTCATCAGCCGCCTCTATAATACCTTTTTTATGTTCAGGATATTGTTC